GCGAAGAGCGGCCAGTGCGAGCGCTGGACGGCTTCACGTTTCGGGGGCCGCCAGCCGCAGAGGGTCATTCGCTCCCGTTCCTCAAGCGAGCACTCGCCGGCGACGTCGTTCCAGTCGCGGCACCCGCGGCACGCCGCCGGGTTGTGGTCGCCGCCGCCCGCGGCCGGACCGGCGTCGTCAGCGCCCGCCAGAGTCGTTGGATGGTCGTAGGGTCTCATGCGCGCCTTCATTCAAACAAGTCAAAGCCGCGCCCGCCCCTGGGGCTCGATTCCGTGCTGCGCAGCAGTATAGGCGTCTGGCGTTTGCCCGCCAAGAGAAAATTCACGAAAGCGTGGCGAAAATGGTCCGGGCCCGTCCAGACGTAGAGCGACTTGAGGTCCCCGGTGAGCGGGTCCTTGCGGACGATCTTCGCCATGTTGGCGCAGTGGGCCGCGAACTCGCGGACCGCCCGCGTCGCCGTCGGCAGACGGAGCTTGCCCGGCTTCGTCAGGTAGTAGTGTGTGCTGTCGAGCGCTTCCGTCCGGTTGATCGTCACGAGGCCCGTCTTGAGGTCGTAGCGGGCCGACCCGACGCTCTCGATATACTTGCTCAGCCAGACCTGGCCGGGCCCCTCCGCCTGATACCGCCGCGCTGCGTGCAGGTCGGGCTCGTTGTCGATCGACGTGACCTCCGCGTGGAACACCTTCGCCACGGTCTTGAGCGCCTCGAAGTCCTCCAGCACGAGGCAGGTCAGGATCCGGTACACGTCCGGAGCGAGGCGGACGCCGATGACGACGTGGAGCCGGCGGCCGACGTCGACGCCGATCACCGTCGGCGTGGTCGAGGCGGAGGCCGGCGGGTCCCCCGTGCAGGCGAGCAGGACGTCCTCGGCCGTCAGGCCGTACTGCGCGTCCAAGTGCGGCAGGCCCAGCCGGAGCCGCTTGACGTCGCCGAGGTTGCCCTCCGGCGGGTCCTCCATCTCGGCCAGGATCGTGCCCGGGTCCACGAAGTGGCTCTGCAGCTGGCTCCACCAGTAGCCGACGTGCTTGCTTGAGCGATCCGGGTGCTTCGGCACCCACTCCCCATGCCCATCGAGCCGCAGCTCGGCGCCGCAGCGGACACAGGCCCGGATGACGCGGCCGTCCGCCAGACGGCGGAGGCAGTGGGGATACTCGATCTCCAGGAAGTTCCAGTGGTTGCACGCCTCGCAGCGCAGCCCCCAATGCCGCTGATCGGAGAGCTGCCAGTCCGCGTCGATCCCGTAGTTGGGGATCGTCGGATTGCTCAGGCTCCACTCCCATTTCAGATCGCTGTGCCCCAGCCGGCCCCGGGCCTTGGCGATCGCGTTCCGCGACATGAGGTCCTTCTCGTCGAACACGATCACGTCGGCCGGATCGCCGCGCAGCTCGACCGACTCCTTTTCCAGCCCCTCGACCGACCGGGACAGCATGGCCCCCCGCATCATCAGCGACGCCCGGGCGATCCGCTTGTTGTGGATGTTGTTCGTCCGGCGGACGTAGCGGCCGATGGCGCCCGGGTTGTTGTCGATCAGCGGCGTCCAGCGGAGCTGGGAGAACTCGCCGACCTTCGTGTCCGTCGGGAACAGATAGATCACCCCCTGCTTGACCCGGCCCGTAATCATGGCGAAGATCATCCGCAGCATGACCAGCAGGGTGAAGCCGCCCTGGGTCGCCTTGCGGAAGGAAACCCGGGGGTGGTCCAGGCACATCGGCTCCAGCTCGTAGCGGTGGCGGGCGAACGTGAACGGCTCGCCGCTCTCGACCCGGACGCGCGTCGCCGCCCAGATCGCGGCGTTCGCCCCGAGCAGCTTGCGCTCCGCCGCCGTCGGCGCCTTGGGTGTGCTCAGAATCTCCATCTCACCGCGTCCATTGCCACAGGCCCACGATCGACAGGGCGAGGAAGACCAGGTCGCGCCAGAACAGTGACCAGACCCGCTTCGCCGGGTGCAGGTGGATCCCCGCTGATAGAATGTTCGACACGATCCACACACAGAAGCACGGCCACAGCCGAGCGTTGTTCAGCAGGACCCCCGCAATCGCCAGCGCCATCGCCACCCATCCCAAGCGACAAAGCATCCTATCCCTCATCGAACAGTCCTTTCTGAGCCGGCGGCAGCGTCATCGCCCTCTTTCTCCGGCTCGAGCGTCTGGCTCGGCACGCGGATCCGCGTCCCGTACTGGTTCTCCAGAAACTCCCGGGCGAGCTGCGTGAAGTCGCCCTCGACCGGCGCCTCATCCCCACCCGCCGGCAGGGCGTGCCCCGAGGCCTCGGCGCCCGGACGCGGCGGCGCCGGCAGCTTCCAGCCCGATCGATTGTGCTGCCAGATCATGATCGCCTTCGGGTCTGCATGATGGTATTTCCACAGGCGGATGATCCGCTCCGTGCGCGGGTCCCAGATTTCCTCCTGATACCAGTAGCCGCTCGCCAGCGCGATGCACGCCCGCTCGACCACCTGCCGATCGAAATTCTCCTTCGCCGCCTTTATGGCCTCCGAAAACTCGGGGCGCCTCTGCTTCCACAGATCGAGCGTCGAGACGCTGACCCGGAACAGCCCGGCCAGGTCCTCGTCGGTGAATCCCTTCGATTCGCAGACGAACCGCGCTTGCTCCAGAAACTCCGGTCTGTATTTCGTGGGTCTGCCCATACGGGTACTCTACCGTTGCCCGGCCTGCCGCGCCAAATAGGTCGCGACCCGTTCGTTGTGCACCATGCAGAACACCGCCCCGCGCTTGCGATTACGCCGTTTCCGCCCGTTCACCCGGGCCCAGTCAAGGTCGTGGCTCAGGATTTCGGCCTTCGCCTGCGCCGCCAGGGGCTCCGCCATCAGCCGATCATAGACGGAGCCAAAGCTCCCCAACTCCTGCCGACCGAGCAGCGAATCGACCGGATAGGGAAAGCCGAGCCGGCGGTACAACTCCGCGAGCCACTCGTATTTCACCGGGTCCGCCATCGCCTTCAGCGCCTCCGGCAGCGATTCCCCGATCAATCGGGGCCCCCCGCGCCGGAGGGCCGGCCCTTTCGATGCGAATCCAGCCTTCGGAGCCCTTCCACCCCCGCCGTCGGAAACCGGCGGATTCAAGCGGATCGACCCTGGAGGTGTGGGATTGCTCACGACAGCGGGCGCAGCTTGCGGATACTGTGCCTGTGCCTGTGCCTGTGCCTGTGCCTGTGGCTGTGCCTGTGGCTGTGGCTGTGGCTGTGGCTGTGGCTGTGGCTGTGGCTCTCCTCCGCTTAAGATTTTGCGCGCGCATTCTTCCGCTTCCGCCGGATGGTCTAGCGCATAGATCTCTGTCTCTGTCTCTGTCTCTGGCTGTGACTGTGACTGTGCCTCTCCCTCTATCCCCCTACCCCCTTTCCCCCTCTCCGCGGCCGTTTTGACGGGGCGCGACTTGGCCGATCGGGCGGGGGCGCTTTTCCCGGCCTTCCCGGCCGCTTTCTTCCCGCGGCGTTTGGCTTTGGTGAGCTCCCGGGCGCAGGGGGGATCGTTCTCCCACCGCACGAACGGGAAGGGTTTGCCTTCGCCGTCCCTGGCTTCCAGGAGCGGCTTGAGATCGACGGGGCCGTTGACGGGCAGGACGGACCGGAGGTACTCCGGATCGCCCCACACCCGCCCGTCCACGCCCGTCCTGGCCGCATACAGCCAGAGGCTGACCAGGAGGGAGCGGGCCGCGTCGTCCAGGCCCAGCCAGGCGGGATGATCGAGCAGTGAGGTATAGAGCGCAATCCAGGGCGGGTTCGGTCTGGCGTAGCGCTGGGCCCGGCGCCACAGGATGATGACCAGGAATCGCTGGGTGTTCACTCCGGCCCGCCCTCCTCCTCGCCGACGACCCGGACCGCCTCGCCGGACCGCCGGCGCACGATCTCGCAAGTGAAGCCCCCGCACTTCGGGCAGGGCGCCGGCGGCTTCGCCAGCGACGCCCCGCAACCGACGCACTCGTACGTCGTCCGGATCGGGCCCCGCGCCCGCAGATGCGCCGCGTCGCGCCGGCGTTTCCGGTTGGCCTTCGCCGCCGCCACCGCCCGCCGCTGGACGGCCTTCGGCCGGATCGTCCCGAGCCGGCGGAGGTTCTCGGCCCGGGTCATCAGGGCGAGGTTGTCGAGCGCATCGTTCAGGGCGTCGCCGTCGATGTGGCCGATCAGCCCGCCCGGCGGGATGGGGCCGTATCGCTGCCGCCAGAGGTAGCGGGCCCAGGGCTCCCAGTACCTCACGGCCGGGCCGTCCTCGCGGACCTTGATCCAGCGGCGGGGCGCGCCAGGCCGGGCGTTCTTGCGGCCTCGCGTCCGCTTCGGCGGGCGATCGAACCGGATCACGATCGTCCCGACCGGCCGCCAGTTCCGGGCCGCCTGGCCGCGCAGACAGCCCCTCTTGAATTGCGTCGGCCTCGACCCGGGACAGCAGAGGCCCTTGCGCCCCTTGTTCCAGGCAATATGCCCTTTCGCGAACTGGGTCCCGTTCCCGCCGCGCCGAAGGCGAAGGAGCATGAGGCGCCGGTACTCCCGGCGGCCCATCTGCGTCAGCAGTGCCGAAAGGAGCGTCGGGTAGCTCGCGCGGAGCTCCCGTGTCAATGTCCCGAGGGTGACGTCCGTCTCGCGGAGCCGCCGGGCGAGCGCTGGGGCCGCCGCGAGGACCCGCTTGGCGTTCCTTCGATCGCCCATCCGTGGGCCTCCAGACCTGATGCATTCTCAAATCAGATGATACCCGTTCACCTCAAACCATCTGGGCATGAACGACCTCCATTCGTCTGCCATACCACAGAGATGGGCCATACGCTGAGCATCGCTTTTGCAGATACCGTAGACGCAACCTCGATTGATCTCGCCACGCCCCAACCTCTCCAGAAGAGCGTCTAAGGTTTGTCGCACGACTTCTTTGGCGCCATTAATAAACACTCACCACCTGCCATAGACTCAATCTGCCAAGCTCATTTTCCCTCTACGGATCCGTGAGGGCCTCCAGGAGGCTGTCCGGGCAGTGGCTGACCTTGATCGTCACCCAGGGCCGCTCGATGCTCCATTTAAGCACGAGCTCACCGATCGCCTGCGCGTAGGAATCGAAGGAGTCGCGGACCCGCGTCCTGGGGATCGCCTCCGTCCCGTTGCGCTCGGGCGGCCCACCGTCCCGGTCGCGGACCTCCGTCCCCTTGACCTCCCGCCAGAAGGCGGCCTCCCGCCGGCCCAGCGTTTCCAGCCGGCCCGGCCGGCATTCGAGGAGGCAACTCTCGTCCTCGCCGTCGAGCCGGTCCAGGAGCTCCATCGCCAGGGTGTTCAGGCCGGGCTGCAGGCAGGCGGCCACGAGCGCCGGCCAGCAGCGATCGAGGACCCCGGGCGCCATGCTCCGCCCCGGCTCCGTCTCCCGGATCGCCGCCTGGAGGGCCGCGGCGATCCGCCCCCTCCCATCGTAGGCTTTGCCCGGCCGACCCCCCGAGGTCAGGACCGGGTCGAAGCGCCCGGTGACCTCGCGCAGCAGGCTCGCGAGAAACAGTCCCCGGAAGCCGATGCGACGCCGGACCTCGGCGATGAAGTCTGGCGAGAATTCCGCCCCGGCCGGCAACTCTTCCATCGCGCCCGGCGCCGGCGCGTTCGTCTGTTCCGTTTGTTCCGTCATGGTGCACTCCTTTGCATCGGGTGTGTTGCGGTCTCATCAATCACATGGGCCGGCCGGCCGCCGTTTCGCCCAGTCCTCGCAGCCGTCGTCCGGGCCCGTGGCCACCAGGTACTCCTCGCCCCGGGCATTCTTGCAGACGACCAGCTCCTTGCGGATCCCCGACAGCGTCCGCCACCAGCGGCACGTGTCGCAGACCTTCGGTATCGTCCTGCGCTTGCCCGTCATGGTTCCTCCCCCGTCAGTTGAGCATCTCGCATTTGAACTCGAAGTCGCCGCAGGTCTCGTCCGGCCGCACGGGCGGCCGCACGGCCTTGACGAGCCAGTTGAGCGAGCCGGCCGCCTGGCCGTTCCCGCCCACGAGCGCGCCCTGCGTCATGATCGGCACGGCCGCCGCCCTCGGCGGCTCCCGCCAGCACTCCAGGCCGCCCTTCGTCTCGCCCACGTGGCAACAGTTCGCGCAGACCATCGTCTTCGCATCGATCATGGCTGGGCCTTCTTTCTCGGGCGGCCGCGCTTTCGCCTCGGCGCGGCTTGGGTTTGCGGATCGGGGCTTGCAGCTTGCGGCTCGCGCTCCATCAGGTCCGCGAGCGCCTTCGCCGGGTCCAGGCCGAACAGCGGACCGAGGGCCAGGACCTCCGGCCAGTGCTCGACGGCGTTGCACCAGCGCACGCTGTCCTTCGCGTAGCCAACGAAGCGCGTCCAGCAGAGGTCCGTCAGGTGGTCGATGAAGGCCTTGGGCCCCCGGGCCCACGCCGCCACCGCCTTCACGAGGAGCTTCGGCGTGGTCCTCTCATAGTAATGGTACGCCGGATAGTGGATCGGCCAGCAGCTCACGACGTAGCAGCAGTAGTACACCGCCGCCGGGATCCCCGGCTTGTCGGCCTTCGCGATCGCCGCGAAGGTCTCCGCGATGATCTTCTTCTGCCGCTCCCGGATCTCGTCGGCGGCCTTCTGCTTCGCGAGCTCGGCCGCCGTCGGCTTTCGCTCGCCCGGTCCATCGTCCTTGCGGGCCTCGGAGATCCGGACCCACTTGACGCCCCCCTTGCCCCGACCGGCCACGACGATCGCCGGGACCGCGCCCTTGTCGCCCTTCTTGCAGACGCGGACCCTGTCCGCCGTGACGAGCTGCGGGCCGAAGGCCTTCTTCGCCGCCTTGACCTTCTCGTTATAGTCCGGGTCGTAGCCGTCTTTCCGCTCGACGGTCGAGATCGGCACGGCCTCCGGGACGCCCTTCTCGCGGGTCGTCTCGGCGAACGCCGCCTTCGCGGCCTTCACCTCCCGCCTCTGCCAGCAGGCCCGGTCGAGACAGCGGTCGTTCTCGCCGGAGAGCTCCTCGGGGCTGTCGCCCCAGAGCATCGGCTGGACGCCGGTCCGGTTCAGGCACTTCCCGCACCCGGCCGTGTCGAAGGGGGCCTTGCCGATCGGCAGCCGGTCGCTGACCAAGTGCCCTTCCAGTTGGTCCGAGGTCCAGCTGTGGCAGTCCCAACCGGCGTTGCCGCCCAGCGTCTTGAGGGCCTTCGCCTGGAAGACGGCGGGCAGCCGGGCGATCAGGACCCAGTGCGCTGACGACCAGTCGCCGAAGGGCTCCATCTGCGCCGCCCCTTTCCATTCCTCGGACAGGCCCCGCTCGATCTGGGCGTGGAGCTGGACCCACCGCTCGGACCGGCCGAGCTTGGCCGCGACGGCCTTCGTGTCCCCGTTGAATCGGTCGAGCAGGATCGCCGCCGCCTTGCCCGCCTCCAGCGGCGTGAGGTCCTGCCGCTGGTAGTTCTCCAGAAAGGTGATCTCGAAGGCCGCCGCATCGTCGAGGGCCCCGTGATCGATCGCCGGGATCGTTTCGACGCCGGCTTCGGCCGCCGCCCGCCACCGCCGCTCGCCGGCGAGCAGCTCGTAGCGGTAGAGCGTCCGGCCCTCGGCGAGGGTCGGATTCGTGCGGACGTGGACGGGAATGACGACGCCCCGGGCCTTGATGGAGGCCACGAACTCCAGGAAGTCCGGGGCCTTCTCGCGGATGATTCTCGGGTTCGTCCCGCTCGACGCGATCTCCTGGACCCGCGCCGAGATGAGGCGTTCTGTGGCTTGCGGCATGATCGTCTCCTTACGATTCGGGGGCCGCCGCCCCCTGGGATGCTTGCTTTCGTTTCTTCCGGTCGGCACGCACGAGAACCTGATAGAGCCGCTGGACGCCCCAGAGGTGGCGGTGGAGATGGTCCACGTCGCACTCGTAACAGGCGACCAGGGCCATCAGATCCGCCAGGGACAGATTCGCGACCCGCCGCCGCGCGCCGGCCAGCGTGCCCAGGACGGCCCCGGTCGAGAGCTGGACGATCCGTGCTTCCCGCTCCTCGGTCATTATCGCCCCGGTCCCAGAAGCCGCCGGGCGTCATCCGCCCGGCTCTGGAGGCGATGGTACGCCGGGTCGCCGTCCATGACCCAGGCCCCGAACTGCCAGACGCGATCGTCGGCCTTGAAATCGGGCGTCTTCGCGATCGCCTTCTCAAAGCGAGCGGTCAAGGTATGGATGATCCGGGTGCGGACCTCCTTGGCGTTCTCGTAGGTCAACCCCTTCTCGGCCTGCCACTCGATGTACCGAACGAACAGCCATATCGCGATTTTTGAGAGCAACGCCGTCACGGAGCACCCCCTTCCGGCCCGAACGCCCAGACGAATCCCATGCTCACCTGCACGCCGCTGACCCCGGCCCCGCTGTAGACGTCCGTCCAGAGCACGGGCTGGACCGCCCGGCCGGGGAAGAACTTGACGCCCGTCCCGACCATGCCGATCCAGCGGTCGTCCCGGGCGTTCCAGCCGGCCCCCAGGCGGCCCCACGGCTTGGCCGGGGCCTTGTCGAGGTCCCACTGGCCGGGCAGGACGAGGTTGAACGCCGCCTCGTAGATCGGGCCCATGGCAAACTCGGCCCTCAGACCCGCCCCGAGGACCTCTTCGTCCCCGCCGTCGTCGGCGTAGAGCAGCCAGGGCCCGGCCCGGCCGTTCGGGTCCGCCGCGTAGAGCAGCGAGCCCTCGGCGAGAGCGTCCGTGAAGGAAGCCCCGAGACTCCATCGGTCCATCGACCCGGACCCGCAGCCGGCCAGCAGTACGGCCAGGGCGATCCCGAACCCCGTCATGATCCTGTTCCTGTTCATGCCAAGACTCCTTTCTTGATTGATGATTGATGATTGATGATTGATGATTGATGATTTCAGCCGCCGGCGCCGCAGCAGTGCTTGTACTTCTTGCCGCTGCCGCAGGGGCACGGCTCGTTACGCCGCCGGCCTTTCGCCAACTCTTCGTGTGTCCGGGCCAATGCGTCCTGCATAGCGTCCAGCGACTTGCGAGCACAACCCGCCCGGTATGCGACCCGAGAGATCCCCTTCGCGACAATGCCATCGTGGTCGAGGTTCTCGATCTCAAAGAAACACTCGCGGATCCTGAAAACATCGCCGACCCTCACGAAGTTGCGACCGCCCTTCGCGAGCAGATGCTCCCATTCCGACTGATCCAGTAACTCCAAATGTCCATCCTCTGCTTGCATTTCCGACTCCTTTCAGGCGAACGCCAGGCTCGCTTGCGTCGCCGGCCGGGCCTCCCGCTGCCGCTGGAGCCGGCTGTTGAGGGACTCGATCTCGCGGACCACGCTGGGCGGCAGCGGCGGGCAGATCCGATAGACGATGACGCGCTCCACCCATTCCGCCCGCTCCTCGCGCTTGAGGTCGCGGACCAGGCAGCCGAGTGCCCGCTCCCGCGTCGTCGCCAGGACCCCGTGCTCCCGGGCCTCGGACTCGCGCCCGCCGGCGAAGCTCATCTCCAGAAGGAACCGCCACAGGGCCGGGTGCCGCCATTGCCCGATCCCGTCCCCTTCGCCCGTGACGAGCCAGAACCGCCGACCCGGCGGCGGGCCGTCGGCCAGGTTGAACTCAATGGTCGACAGCGAGATCATCCGTTCCCTTCGATCCCGGGCAGGTCCTCCTGCTGGGGCGTATACTCGATGGTCACCTGGGTGTCCTTCTCCTCGGTAATCAACTCTTCCAGGTCGGCGAGCCGATCCGCTTTTACGACGACCATCAATTCCTCCCGATTCGGACGCCGCAGCGTCGCCAGGCCGGGTGCGCCGGCCAGAGGGCGGCCGCCAGGCCCCAAGCCAGGGCGACCGCGAATTGAACGCTCCAATGGTGCTTTGGGTGCATGAGAGATTCCTGTTGGCGGTGACATTCCATCTAACCGATCATGTTTTGCCTGACGAGTTCTTCGATTTTCCGCTTCTGCTCTTCCCAGTCGGGCTCTACCGCCTTCGTGAATGTTTCGTACCAGTCATTGAAATCCGACCACACGGTCTGCCAATCTATGTATGGCATCATCTGTTCCTTTCAGTAGAAAGTCCTCTTGGCGGTGACGCGGCCGTCCCTGCCCGCGCATCACCGCCGGATTGAATGGCCCCGGCTCCGCCGAGGCGTAGGTTAGAGGCAGCGGCCGAGCGTGGCATGGTCCGCCGGCCGCGGGTTTGGCAAAAGGCAGGGTTGGCCCTGCCTTCGGAGGAGGGTGATGAAAAGCATCGTTGATTGTTGATGGATGATGGATGATTGAGAAAAGCTGCCGCACTCCGGATCCTTATCTGACTATCACAGACGGCCCCAGTTCTGTCGGTGCGGCGCGACAGGCATCGGGTAAATAATGATCTTGAGAAAAGTTGATGTACGTTTCCAACACAATTCCTTGCCGACCGATCAACTTCGGCTCATGCTGTACGCGGTACATCAGCGCGGTTGTAGGTTTGAAAACACCCCGCCAGATCGCGACCAGCCTCCGGATATAGAGAGCGCGCTGGCTACGCCGCGATCTGGAGAAGTTTGCCGTTTGCCTCGGTTCTGTCTTGCGTTAGGATCTGACCCGCTGCCGCGCACGGATTCGACCGCCTGATCGGGCGATCCAGCGCCTCCGCTTTACACGCAGAGGGTCACAGGTTCGAGTCCTGTACCGCCCAATCGGGCCCTTGACCTTCGAGTCCCGGGCCGCGCCAGGGGGCGGTAACGTGCGACGGCCGCAAGAGTTGGATGCGGCCGGGGCCTTTCTTGAGCACGCCGGCGACGCACTCGTAGGCCGCCCGCCAGTGTGAACTCCTTACGGCTGTGTACGGATCGAGCGTCTCCCGCCGGCTGTGGCCCGTCAACTCCATGATCGCCTTGTCCGGCAGGACCTCGGCGAGGGCGGTCGTGTACGTTCTGCGGAATTGGTGCCAGTCGCCGATCTGCCGCCCGAAGGCCCGCCTCTGAATCCCGACGAAGACCCGCCGGAAATTCAGCTCCGGCAGTTTCCGCCAGGGGGCCCAGTCATCGAGCGGCCGCCCGTCGCGCTGCCAGCGCAGCAGCCGCTCCGCCATCGAGGGCGCCACGAGCGGATAGGTCCGACCCCGAAAGTACGCCAGGACCTCGGCGAACTGCGGGGCCAGGGGGACCTTGCGGATCTCCCGATCCTTCGGCTCCCAGGGCCACGTCTCGGCCGTCTTGCCCTTCGGCTCGACCCAGACCATCCCGCCCCGGACGTTCGGCCCGGTGAGATTCAGCAGGCAGCCCCGTCGAAAGCCCGTCGTCCGGGCCCCCCACAAGAGGCCCAGCCAGCGGAGGTCCCGATCGGGGTCCGCCTTGGTCGGCCTCGGCAGGCAGTGGAGCATCCGCTCGAACTGCCAGTCCTCGTAGATCGTCACCGCCTTGCGCGTGACGCGGAACTGCCGGCAGCCGGCCAGCGGATTGACCGCCAGACGGTCCGTCTCGACGGCCCAGTTGCACAGGGCCTGGATCGCTCGCAGGTACATATTCGCGGTGTTCTTGCCGCGACCCGTCGAGACGAGCCAGTTCTTGTAGCCGTCGCCCGCTTGCCGCGACAGGCCGGCGACCTCCGGCGAGCCCGCCCATTTGTCAAACAGCACGCACGCCCGCCGGGCCGTCTGCCGGGTGGAGTGCGTCAACTCGTATTGCTGCACGCGGCAGTACTCCGCGCACAACTCTCTCAGTGTTGCCATGGCAAACCTCCTTTCACGACGGCAAACGGCAAACCGCCGCCATCGTACCATCGGGAATTCGCCCCGGCCAGCACCGAGTCTATACCGCTGCCTTCTACCTATTCATGTGTCAAAGAGCGACTTGGATTTACGATTTATGATTTACGATTTCGGATTGCGTGAGTTGCCTGAGAATGCGGGCTGTAGCCGCATCTTCAACCAGACCCGCTCCGGGCATGACCTCCTTGCCCTTTTCTGTGAAAGCCATCACCAATCGCGTCGCATGACGATTGTTTTTTCCGCGATAGTAGCTGAACAGATCCGCCGCTATTTTCTTGGCAAGGCTCTCTAAGTGGTCCATGTCCTACTCCCTCTCGGCCAGCAACTCGTACTGAAGTCTAATTGGCGAACTGACTCGCTCGCTCACCTCATTGAATTTGCAGGCCACGGCCATGCCCAAATTGATGTCCAGCCGTCGGGCCAGCAAATCTGCATACGTGACGACATCGGCCAACTCGGCCGCGATAGCGCGAGCATCGACTAATTCACCCCGTCTCCGTTTCTTGATGAGATTACACACTTCTCCTACTTCACCAGCCATGGCACAAGCCCAGTCAGTTTCGGACCAATCCTCAAGTTCATGGAACGACTCACGACATCGTACCAAATTTGCGTGACTAAATTCTTCAAACGCGAGAAAGTGGACTGTTCTATCCATAACTCTACTCCTTTTCGGCCATCGGCTCCGTCGCCCGGACGTCGTAATGCTTGCCCCGGTGCCAGAAGCCGCCCGTGCGGCAATACAACTCCAGGGCCTCGTTAATATGGGTGTGATAGCCGAGCCACCAGCCCGCCGCCATCGTGAGGCTCAGAAACGCAAGGCCCGCGACAATCGCCGCCAAGTGCCAGAGTTCCATCCTTGACCTGCCTTTCGCTCGCACCGGCCCAGGGGCTCGGCGACGGGCCTCCCTGCCCATCGTCGAGGACCCCCGGCCCAGCGAGCACGGAATCGGGCGCCCGGAACGCGGACGCACCGAAAGCCACAAGAAATCGGGGCGGCCCGTGCGGAAGGCAGACGGAGGGAGCGTCTGCCGGGCCGCCCATGGATATGGTCGCGATGCCAACCGAGGGGCGAGCCGCGACCTTGCGGCCGCGGATCGCCCGGCCCTCGGAAACCGGCGGGAGAAGGCGGGCGAGGCTGGAGCGACTCCATCGATCCGAGGCCGCGCCCGCCGGGAGAGCGAACGATTTCCCTTGACGCGCTGCCCGCGATCCGGTACAATGGATCCGCCCTGGAGGAGCCCGTCGAAGGGATGCAAACCGCTGATGATCTGGATCGATGGAGTCATCATGCCGGTATTATCGTCGGAGGAGTTCGGATGTCAACAGGGAAATTTGCATTTTTTCAGAATAATACCGAGCTTTTCGGGGTTGCCGCGTAGCAAGTCGTTTATTAGTGTGAACTTATGGCGCAATTACCAAACGTGCATAAATTTGAAGCCACAATCCCGGATTCGATGTGGGACGAATACGAACGATGGGCGATGGGCCGCGATGTCTCGAATCGCCACCTCCTGAAAGCCCTGTTTCGGCTGTTCCTCAGCGCCCCCGACTGGCTCAAGCTGCTCGCCCTGTACGGCAAGACGGAGCGCATTCAGATCGAGGAGGGCTTTCGCCAGCTCCTGGCCGAGTATGGCCCCGGGAGCGTCAACCGGCGCGACGGGGAGGACGACCTGGCAGCAGAAACGGTGCGCGACGCCGAAGTTGACGAAGCAGCGCAGCACGGAACGAAGGCCGGACGGTCCGCAGGCACTGGACAATCGCAGAAAGCACGGGGTCGCCACAAAATCGGGTAATCGCGACAGGGCCGCGAACGCCAACGGGACGAAGGCCCCTGGGCGCGTTGATATCGAACATGGTCTCTCCTTAACGGTTTTGCCGTTCAGACGCCCAACCACTGCCTTTTATTGCAGGAAAAGAAAAATGAAACGAATCGATCGACCGACACCCGGCGAATGGTTTCCCGACGTCGACCCGGCCGACGGCCCGCCGGTCCTCTCGGACCCCGGCAAACCGTCCCCTTGTCGCGATACCTTCATGGTCTTTGCCGTCTACAGCCTGGCCGCTGCAGCCGTCTGGCTGCTGAGCGAGTTCACCGGTCTGAGCTTCCACGCGGCCGCCCTGTGCTGGTTCTTCGCCGGCGTCGGCTTCGCCCTGGGAATGGTCTGGGAGCGCAGCCGCTAATGCTCCTGAATGTGCTCAAATGGATGGCGGTCGGCGTCGCCCTCTTCGTTCTGGGGCCGTTGGTGGTCTATGCCTATTTGAATCGATGGAGATGAGATTATGAACGATCCTACGGCCAAGCCCCGCAAGCCGGGTTTCATCGCGAGAAGGCTCCATTATTGGGGCCTCCGTTCCATGGATGGATATAAGCCGCCGGGCGGTTTCTGGGCGAACTTGATCGATCCCGATTACTGGCCGCTCCTCGTCTTTTTCGGTCTTGGTTCGATCAGCGCTTTATGCTTCGGCGAGGTTTCCGTGGGCCCCTGGGTCCTTGGCGTGATCGCCGGCTATCTCCTCGGCTGCAAAGATCGTGGTTTGTAGCCGATTTTCTCAAGTCCCGTTTGCCTGCAGTCGATAGGGACCGTAGGCTTTACGAAAGTGGCCCCGCGTGTTGAAGCACCGGGGCCGTGGCTGTTAACCTGCCTTGGAGGCTAACAACGATGGCGATTCTACTGGTTTCCTTCCTGGCGTCAATCCCCCTTTCCGACCTGCAGCTCGAAGACACCTGGCGGGCCGTCTGCCGGGTGGAGAGCGGCGGCGATCCCCGGGCCGTCGGCGACGGCGGCCGGGCGGTCGGCATCGCCCAAATCCACAGGATCATGGTCGATGACTGCAATCGGATCGTCGGCGAGGCCCGCTGGACCCATGCCGACCGGCTGTCGCCCGTCAAGAGCCGCGAGATGTTCCGGCTGTTCTGCCTCCGCTACCACGGCAGGGGCGGACCCGAACAATGGGCCCGAGCCTGGAACGGTGGCCCGCGAGGGCCGTACAAGGCTTGCACGGCCGGCTACTGGGGCAAGGTCCGCTCCGCGATGGCTCCTTAGCCGCTGATCCGCCGGCCCAGCCAGGCGACGATCTGGACGATCGCCTGGACGACGACCGTCCCGACAATGAGAGCGACGCCCGTCCAGATCTTCCGGTAGACGTGCTCCAGGGTGCGGACGCGCTCGCAGAGGCCCGGCTTGTCCGGCCCGCCCTTGAGGGCCGCCAGGACCTGCGCCTGCGACTTGCGGAGTTCGGCCAGTTCGACCTTGACCGTGTCGAACTCGCCTTTGCAGTGCAGATCGAAGAGCTGATCGTGGTCCATGACACTATGGCTCCCACTTGAACGCATTCTCACCGGCCATATTCGGGTCATAAGCGGCCGTAATCGTCCAGTGGCCGGCCTTTAGGCACTGAATCTCCACGGAGCAGCCGTCGTCGTCGAGCCGGAGGTACTTGCCGGCGCCGTGGCCGCGGAAGTATTCCACCCCGATCGGATCGATCACCATCCCGTTCGGGTCCTCCCGCCAAAACGTGTACCGCTGCCCGACCGTGGCGGCCCCCAGTTTGATCGTGATCTCGTTTGGCTCGCTGTCGCCGTCCACCGCCCCGTCATTTGTAAAGACCATCCCGTTGTCCGTCGCCGGCACGACCGTATAGTTGCCCGTCAGGGCCACATCGTCGAGATGCAGGGCCGGGACGGTCGCTCGCGGCGGGGAGTAGGCGTTTCGCCGGATGAACTCATGCGCCGCCTGGGGGGAATCGAACTCCACGAGCTGGGCGTTCGCCAGGTAGAAATTCGGGTCCGTCGTGCCCGCATTGTAGACCCGCCATTGCGTGATAATCGCCGTATCGTCCGCCTGCCGCATCTGGACGTACCGACGCCAGCGGTCGGTCGTGGCCCGCATCCCGTATCCGTACGTCGCCGGGTCGGTCGTGTGGGCGTTGAGGCCGACCAGAAGGTCGCTCGCGCCGAACTTGTCGCGAAGACTCAGATATCCGTCCTCGCCGTAGCTCTTGACGTCCACCGTGAAGACGTACCACTTGTCCTCCGTGATGCTGATATCGCCCGGCCAGAGGTCAATGACGCCGTCCAGGGAGTCCCCACCGGCCGGCAGATCGTCCAGATAGAGGCAGGTCCCGTAGATCGGCGCAGCGCCGGTCGTGACGAAGGTCACGCTCTTGCCGTTCGCATCCGGGGGCGTGAACTCCGTCGCGCAGGACCCATAGGGGATCAGGTTGGTGTAGTCGTACGCGACCTCCGGACTGGGGTGCGTGTAGGCCCCCATCCTCAGATCGTTCGCGTCGTCATCGATCACGAGGTGGGCGCCCGGCGCGTAGATGTCATGGACCCAACTGTGTTCTGTGATGTTGTTGTCGAACAGGAGATTGCGGGCCTCGTAGATCCCGTTCGCATCGTCGATGGACTGGAGCGGCGAACTGAGCCGGCCGCCGTCCTGGTAGAGGACCGTCCGGCCGATCTGCTTGATCATCGAAGTGGTGAGATTGTTCAACCGCACCGTATACGCATCTTCGAGCCAGAGCGCCATGTCGGCCGGGTCGAACGTATCGCCCTCGATCGTTACCGAATCGCCCTTGCCGTTCTTCTCGAACCAGACCTGATCGATGACGGTCGGATGGGCCCAGGAGCCGGCTTCTTTCATGTAGATCGCCGGGCCGAAGTTCTCCTCGTATTCTCCGCCATAGAATGTAAATTGACCACCGCCTACAAGCGCGAACCCCGCCTGTTGGTTCCCCTCGACGTTGCAGTTGATGAACTCCGCGCAGCCGCCGTGGTTCGTCGGGAAATTGTCGATCAGCACACCGATGTTATTGAAGCGTACGGCACACTCGTGCATCGAATATTTGAGCAGTCCGCGCGTTGTGAATCCGTTGTCGCAATAGTAGATAGAGACGTCCTGAAGGTGCAGATTGAGCCAGGCGGCATCGCCATCGACGTCGATACCGTTGGAGTCATAGGCCTCCTCCGTCCCGCCATGGACCTGGAAGCTCCGCCAACGCGCTGGATACCCTTGGAACCCGGTGCCCGTGATGTGAATAACCGGCTCGCCGACGACGGCAGATTTGAGGATCGAGATCTTCGAGCCCGCCCCGATGATATTGGGGATCGTGCGCTCAGAGTCCAGTGTGACGTTGCAGAGGAACGTTCCGGAGGGGATCAGCAGGGTCCCACTGCCGGCCGCGTCGAAGGCGGCCTGCATCGCCTCCGTATCGTCCGTCACCCCGTCCCCGAAGGCCCCGAACGCCCGGACGTCGCAGGCGAACCGCTGCTGCACATCGAGCGCGGCCCGGGACTCAACGCCGTTGGCGTCGTCGAGGATCGCCGCCCAGAAGTCCGTGACCGTGACGTCGTTCGGCCCGATCACGCCGGCCAGGACGTACGGCGCCCCGTTCGCGTCGAAGGCGATCATCGAGTTGGCCCGCAGGCTCGCCACGGGCAGGTTGAAGTCCGTCGCGTCCGTCTCCGGCGCCCGGAGCGCCCGCGTGATCTGCCGCTGCAGGTGCTGATCGCGCAGGACCGCCTTGTCGAAATCGTCCTCCATCGTCTCCAGGTCGAGGCTCGTCGCCGTGGCGTACCCGCTTTCCTGCGTCATCGGCGGCCGGCGCGAGAGGACGATCCGGTTGCCCGAGGGGTAGGCCACCGCCGTCGTGACCGTCCCGCCGGGCACCAGAAACCCGTCCGCGTTCGGGAGAGAGACCGTGTAGTGGCTGTTCTCGGTCAGCGGGCTCTCCGCATCGTTCGCATCGACCAGGACCACGCGGACCTCACTCGTCGCGAAGACGCCGAAACCGAACACGAAGGCCGTCGACGTCCCGTTGCACGGATAGCTCACGAGGTCCGACGTCGTCGGGACGACCGCCCAGGCCCGGATGCCGAAGCCCAGGAGGAGGGCCGCCAGGCACGCCAGGGAGATCCACCAGACGGTCCGCATTTTCGATTTCTTATTTTTCATTTTTGCTTTCTCCATAGTATTGCCGCCAGATGCGGGCGTACGTCTCGATCATGCCCTTGTCCGGCAGGTTCACGGGCGCGAGACGCGACCGGACCATCCCATCGAGCTCCTTCGTGGAGATCACCAGATCCGGCCGGCCTTTGGCCCGCATGGCCGCCTCATGCTCCTGCCGTTCGGCCAGGACCTCCTGCATCCCCTCCGGGTCCTTCTGGATCGCGGCCAGGTAGAAGCGGTCGGCCCAATGCTGCTTGAGCATCTGCCGCTCGCCCGCGATCGCGGCGAGCACCTGGGACAGGTCGTACTGCTGCTTGACGCGGTCCGGCGAGAAGCCCATCGCCTTGAGCGCGGCCTCCGCCTCCGTCAGGTGCATCGGGCTGTGGCTCTCCAGGTCGAGGATCGGCCGGCCGCTCCGCGTTCGGGCCCCCTGGCTGTAGAGCCGCCAGGCGGCGAGCGGGTTTCGCAAGGCCTCCGGCGAGGCGTCCTCGAGCGCCCGGAGGTACTGCCCCGAGGCCAGGTCCTTCGACACCCGGCCCAGCCGCCCCGGAATATCCGCCCCGACGCCGCCCACCCATTCGCCGAAGGCGGCCGTCCACGACTGGCCCGGCTCGATCGTCGGGACGACGTCCAGCATCCCCACCGAGCCCGTCATGGAGACCCCGCCCTGGGACGGCAGGCCCCGAAAGAGCGTCTCGGCGACCGGGCCGCCCAGCAGTTCCCGCGCATCGCCCTCGGGGTCTCGCTTGAAGATCCGGGCGTACAACAGAACCAGCGGGGCCGCGAAGGGCATCGCCCGCAGCCCGCCGATCAGCGTCCAGGCCAGCATGTGCCGGGCCAAAGGCGAGACCCGCCCGGCCTTGATCTCGTTCTTGATCCACGTGCACTGATTGATCGTGAACGACCGGAACACCATGATCGGCGAGGCCATCCCGCGAGCGAGGGTCGGGCGGTTGCCCTTGGCGTAGTGGAAGTGCGCCTCTTCGACGAGCTCGTTGACCTGCCCCGGCTCGACGATCCCGGCCCGGTGCAGGGCCACGGCCATGGACCGGCGGTTGAACCGCTCCATCTGCCGGAAGAAATCGAAGAAACTCAAGGTCTTGCCCAGCGGGCCTTTGAGTTGCCGGTAGATCGCGTTGCCGCCCCGGGCGGAGATCTCCTGGGAGAGCTTCGGGTCGAGATACCCCGCCTCTTCCATCTGCGTCAGGAAGGTGTTCTCCGCGTTCGAGAGCCGGCCGACGGCCGTATCGGCCATCGCGACCAGCAACTTGGCCAACGGCCAGTTCGTCTGCTTCGAGAGGACCGGCCAGCCGAGGACCAGGTTGCCCGTGAGGTTCGTCACCGCGCTCTTGAGGTTGCCGTAGAGGTAATAGCGATAGAGGAGCTGCTTGAAGAGCCCGAACTCCGTTTGATCGCCCATCACGTAGCGGACGTATTCCGAGGCGTACTGGTAGAGCTTCGGCGTCCTGCGCGGGTCGATGCCCTGGATCGCCTCGGCGAAGGCGAAGGCCGCCTCCATCTTCGTCAGGAAGCCGCTGAAACCCGCGAAGTACCCGGCGAGCGGCCGGCGGAGGTCCTCCGTCCAGCCGGGGGTCTCCTTGCGCTGGATGAAGTGCATGCCGAAGCCTTTGGCCTTGTAGAGGTCCTTGAAGGCCTCGCGGAGCTGGGCCTTGGCGTCCTCGGACAGGTCCGGCCGGCCGGGGACCTTCGCCTCGGCCTGCTCGATGACCAGGTCCACCATGCGGCCCACGGCCCAGGCGGGGGCGTCCTGGAAGGCCTCATAGGGCACGTTCGTTCGCTTGAGGACCTCGACCTCGGCGTTCGGGAAGAGCTTGCCCAGCCGTTCCCTTTCGGCGAACCGCTGCCGCCGGCCGACGGCGGACATGTACTCCGTCGAGGGCCGGCGGCCCTCGGCCTTCATCTGCTCGGGCGTCATTTTCTCCCGGACGACCACCGCCCAGGCGCCGTACCATTTGTGCGGGATATACGACCCGATCCGCCCGGCGAAGTCCTCCAGCCGCTCTTCGGGCACCCCCGCCTCCCGCATTCTTGCGATCAGCATCTCCGCCGCCTCGTCGAGGGCCTCGCGGACCGCCTTGTAGCCGGCGTGCTGCTCGGCCGACAGCTTCGCCAGCAGCGGCCCCGCGATCGCCGAGTCCCCCGGATGCTGCTCGGCGGCGATCAGCAATTCATCCACGGCCCGCCTCTCGGCGTTCGACAGGTCGAAATAGGGCGTCAGGGTCTCGGCGAACCGCCGGTCCAGCACCTGCTTGGCGATCTCCCGGGCCATCTGCACCTTGTAGACGCCCATGAACTGCCGGAAGGTCCTGGCGATATCGCCCGGCATCTGCAGGTACTTGAAGAACTCCCGGAAGTCCTTCTTCCCGAGCGGCTCGTAGCCGTCGGCCGACCGGATGCCCCAGTTATGCAGCAGCCGGCGGACGAAGCCGACGTCGGAGACGGCCGGCTCGACCGCGGTCTCATCGAGGTCGGCCGGGGCGGCCTTGCCCGCGTATTCGTTCATGGCGTCCGCCGTCTCGCCGGCGGCGAGATCGGTTTCCAGATCGGCCGCCTCATTCTGCGTGCGGGGCCAGTCCGGATCGACCGGCTCACCGGAGGGCCCTTCCGTTGCGCCGGCGGCCGCTGGGGCGGCGATCGGCGGGGCAGGGGCCGTCTGCCCCGTCAGCTCGTGAAAGAGCGCCCAGGCGTTGATCTTGTGCCACTCGTGCTGGAGCCGCCGGTGCAGGCCCCGCATCCCCTCGGACTCCATGCGGCCGTATCGGGCGTTCCATTCGGCGTGCCCGGGCCTGTCCGGCCAGGAGAGGACCTCGCCGTAGCGGTTCATGAACTTCCCGAACGAGACGGACCCGGGATGCGGCTCGCCCTCGATCATCGCCGGCGGCTGCTCTTCGGTCTTCGTCAGGGTGAACACCGCGTCGGCGATGAACTTCCTGTACGTGTCCTTGGACGCCCCACTGATCCGCACGCCCGTCGCCCGGCCCATCCGGCGAAGCTCGGGCATCTCCCGATCCTCCAGGGCCGGCAGCAGGTCCTCATAGACGAACTCGCTCGGGCCCTGATAGCGCTCGGCCGCCTGGGCGGCCGCCTCGGCCTCGGCCCCCGCGATCGCCTCGTCCCAGACGGACGGGCCTTCCGGGCCTACTTCTTGCGCTTCTTCCAGTACTCCACCTGCCTCAGCCGTTTCTCCGCCTCCCCCCGGCTCTTGTACGGGCCGCCCAGCTTCCGCCCGTTCTCCGCGACCACGTAGAACCCCTTTTTCGTCGGAGACCGCATTGGCGGGGGGTTGGTACTCTTCGAGTTTCGGTCTTGGATGACTGGGCTCCCAGTCTCGCCTTGCGTCATCATAGGCTAATTGACGAGCCAGATCCGGTTTAGCGCGACTGGCGGAGGAGACTGGGATTTGCCGTCGCTTAAGCTCCGCGCGGAGCGCGGCATACGTTTTTTCGCTCCAGCGTTTCTGCCGCTCCGTCACGAATGCCTCTCGCTCCTCCATCCACGGCCACATCGTCTCTTCGGCCCAGACCGGTTGCCAATCGTGCCATCGCATATCCAAAGGACGCAACCGTTCGTTGGCGACAACCGCCGCATCGACGATCTCGTTGATCTTCAGAAGCGCTCGGCTGGGAATGACGATGTCGCCCGTGGCTTTTGCTGTCGTCTGGACCGTGATGGCGACGCCACTATCAGCGAAGAGGTACGCCGGATCGTGCATGGCCAGGCGGATCGATCTGCCGTTCGGCGTGTAGAAATACACAGCCTCGCTCCGGTCGGACTTCCCTGCAGGCCCCAGCCGATCCGCCAGGGCGTTGCGGAGCAGGTCGTACGCCTTGTGCGGTGACCACGCGAGCACGTAGCCTTCAGGGGCGGTTCGACGGCGAGACGCGTCGATAACCGCATCGGGTGCCAACTCGACATGATAGTCATCGGGTGGACGGCCCCAGCGCAACGCATTTTCGGGAGAATGCCACCCCGCCGGCGGTTTTTTTTCTTGACCGGTGAATCGGGGTGTGGTAGCTTCCGGCAGACCCGGTGTTTCCGATGATGCGGGCTCCGCCGCTGGGGTTGATTCTTGTTGTGACAGTCTCACTCGCGGATCAGTTACAAGCCCCTCCGGCGCCCTTAGCTTTGTGGCCGAGGCCGCTTCGGCGGCTGTACGGACTGCGTCGCTTGCACCGGGTCCTTCTGTTTGCAGCCCTTGTGTTTGCGCCTCTTTCTCGGCCACAGCCGAAACCAGTTGAGATCGGACATAGGCCCGCCCCCCGGCGGCGAGGCCCGCCCTTGCGCCGGCCGGGGCGAGCAAGACGGTCGTCTCGACGGCCAAGTTCTTGAGTTGGAGGTCCTGCTTCATCCCGGCCACGAGCCGGTCGAGCGGCGAGGACTCCGGGCCCAGCCCGAAATCCTGCGTCCCCGCCACGGCATGCAGGACGGTCGCGAGCCGCTCCTCGCCAAGCTCGCCCAGGATCCCGTGATAGCCGGCCTTGGAAAAGAACCGCTCGGCGAAGACCGCCGCCGCCCCCTTTTCCGGGTGCAGCGAGAGCCACGCCTGGCGGACGGCCTCATAGTACCGCGACCCGAACGGCAGCCGCCCGATCGTCTTGGTCCCGACCCATTTGGCCCCCCCGACAAGGCCCTCGCCCGCCTGTTCGGAGGCGACCTCGATCACGACGGAGCCCCAGCCCTTGGCGAGACTCGTCGCCCAGGACTCCGGCGCCACGGGGATCGCCACGGGGTTATCCGGGTCGTCCGTGAGCCGGATCTCGCTGATTCGCCGATCCAGGATCTGCTCGATCACGCGATGGGGCATCCCGAGCGTCGCCCGCGTGATCGCCCCGCCCGTCCAGCCGGCCCCCTTGAGGACCGCGCGGCCGCCGGTCGTGCCCGCATAGCCCTGGAGCGTCCGTACGGCCAGGCCCTTCGCCGTCTCGGAGCCGAGTTGGTTCAGACCGCCGGTCAGCGAGAACTCGATCATCCACGCCGGCAGGTAGGAGAGGCCCTCGAAGACCTTCGCCGCGAAGGTCTGACCGCGTGACGCGACTTCGAGGCGGTCCAGGAGGTACTGCTCGATCTTCTGCACATCCCGATCCCGCCAGAAGGTCTCCGTCTCGGCCAGTCGCCGGGCCCTCTCTTGAGCCGGCAACTCCGCACGCTGGCCCTTGCCCGGGCCCGCCAGGATCCTCGGCGTGGCCGCCCAGACCTCCTGCTCAGCGATGCGGGCGTAGTCCCCCTTCCGCAGCCGGTCGGCGGCGATGGCGAGTTCCGCCGCCTCGATCGCCCCGGCCGGCGACAGGGGCATCCGCTTGAGCCAGTCCACTTCGTCCATCCGGCGGATCTGCTCGGCCAGGCCGATCCGAACGTCGGGGGTCTGCTCCACAGGCCCGATGTCCAGCGGGTCGGCGGGGCGGGCCCTCGCCATCCGGTCGCGGTCGGCGGCGATCTCTGGATAGAAGAGCTCGACCGTGCCCAGCGGGGCGCCGATATCCGTCGCCAGATCGAAGGCGTCCTCGAAATCACGACCCGGGTCCCGCTCGGCGGCCCGCGACCGTTCCAGCAGACCCGTCAACCGCGTAGATCCGGGCGGCCCTGCGAGAGCCCCGGACCGCGAATCTCGACGGGCCTCTTCGAGCATCGGACTGAGCCGCGTCATGGCGTTCTCTCCTCTCGGAGCTGTTCGGCGATCCGCTCAGTGCTGACCCCCAGACGCAGCAGCTCCAGCGCCTCTGTCCGCTCCGTCTGATTCATTTGCGGCCAGAGTCCCTCCAGTCCCGCAGGGATCCCGTCGGCCGACGGCAGCGGGACCTCGCCCCAGGGCGAGGCGGCCGGCGGTGCGAAGACCGCCTGCTCCCAGGCCCCGATCATCTCCCGCTGCTCCGTCTCCGTCTTCTGGCGGAGGGAGACCTCGATCTGTCGGCTCCGCTTGACGATCTCCTCCCGCGTCGCCTGCGGATTCGCCCGGACGTACTCGTAGAGTTCATCCTCCAGGCAGGAGACGAGGCGGTACTGGAAGGCGCGGGCGTCCTCGGCGGGTTTCAGGGCGTCCTTGCCGGTCCCCATCGCCACGAGCATCTGGAGGGTGGAGTCCGTGACCGTCACGAACTGGCGTTCCGCCCGGGCCACCGCCTCGCGGACGGCCTGGACCTGGGGCGAGTAGGATTCCGCCGCCGTCCGGATGGCGCCCTCGACGGTCGCGGGCTTGAGCTTCCGGGCGTTCGCCATCGCATAGTTCCGCACGGCCTGCGGCTCGACCGTGCCCCGGGCCAGGCCGTCCTGCAGGGCGAGCAGCTCCGCATAGGCGGCCGGGTCGTTCTCGGTGACGGGCCCCTTCGCCGCGATCGTCAGGGCCTCGCGGAAGTCCTCCGGCCGAAGCTCCCCCCTTTCCATGGCGGCCAGGCCGGCGTCGACGTCGAGCTCGCCCCGATAGGCGGAGGCCAGGGCCTCGACGCCCGCCTTCTCGCGGGCCTGCTCGATCCCCCGGGCCTCCTGGGCGGCCGCCGCCCGCTGGACGTCGAGCTGGGCGTGCAGGCGGTCGCGGAACTCGCTGACCTGCTGGGCGTCCAGATCGAGGCCGGCGAAGGTCTTCGGGTCCTTCAGCGCGGCGAGGGCCTCCGCGTGGTCCATCCGAAAGACGGCCCCCGCGATCGTGTCCTTGCCGAGCTCGCCCCGGATCTCGCGGCGCTTCGCCCGGAGATAATCGTTGGCGTTCCGCGGGTCCATATGCCCGGCGTTCACCATGGCGGACAGGTGCGGCACGAGCAGACTGTCGTCCCGCCGGACCGTCGCGTCGCTATCCAGCGACTCCAGATGCTCGTAGCTCTGCTTGAGCCGGAGCTGCTGCGTGCCCGTGCGGACGTGGGCGTCCCACAGGCCCGTCTGCTCGTTGAGCCAGGTCTCCGCCCGCTCGCGGACGTCCTCGTCGGCGATCTCGCCGAGCCGGCCCCGCTGGGCCGCCTGAAACTCCTCCCATCGCGGCTGCCGGGCGTCCGGGTCCGTCTCCGTCGTGAGCTCCGCCTGCAACTTATTGTAGCCCTGCGTCGCCTCCAGGGCGTACTGAGAGGTCTCCGTGTCCTGCTGGAGCCGCTTCGTCTTTTGTTCGGCCTGGAGCCCCTGGCTCGTGATCGCCGAGCCGAGCTCCTGGATGGAGCGGCCCATCGCGGCCTGCCCCAGGCCGGCGGCGCCGGGATCCCCCGAGGGCCGCACGATCAGCGGCCCGCCGCCCGTCGGCACGACTTCCATGTCCCATTTCGGCAGTCTGCCCATCGGAAGAGAAACCCTAAATCCTAAATCCTAAATCCCAACAAATCATAAAGCATCAATCAAAAATCGCACCTCCCCCCCGTCATCCCATCATCCCGCTGCTGGAGCCCATCTCGCCGATCCCGCCGATCACCGCCGCGGCGGAGCGATAGTGGCCGGCGGACCGCTCCTTCCGCGCCTGGGCCCGCTCCTCGTCGATCGCCCGCGCGTACCGAATGTCTGTTCGCCGCTGCGCCTCCCGGAGGCCCGCCACGGACATCTCGATCTTGCCGGCCGTCGCGACCAGGTGGGACAAGGGCGTGCCCGTCATCGCCAGGCCGGCCTTGCCCGTCTCCGCCTCGATCGCCCCGACGGTCTCGGCCCCCGCCTCGCGGACCATCCGGACCCGGTAGTCCGTGTCCTCCCGGCTCCAGAGCTGCTCCCGCCCGTAGTCTTTGGCCGTCCGGATGTGGGCCTCGTAGCGCTCGTCCCCGGCGCGGTTCTCCCCGGCGGCCGTCACGCCGATCCCGATGGCCTGCACGATCATCCCGAATATGCCGCCTCCCGTCATGGCTGCGTACTCCTCGTCCCGCCGATCCCCGTATCCAGCATCATGGCCCGGACGCACAGGGGCAGCGGCAGCGACCGCCGGATGAGGACGGTCGGGTCGTCCGTCAGGCCCCCCTCGATCGTCACGTAGAAATCGTCCGTCACCAGCTCCGGCGGGGCGTTGATTTCCGTCTCCGTCCCCCAGAAATTGAGGGTCTCGAGGTGGTCCGCGTCCCGGCCGATCTGGCACTCCCAGGAGCGGTACACGCTGAGCCACAGGCCCGCGACCGACATCTGCCGCCCTCGCGTGGAGCCGGCGGGCGTCGGCAGGACGATCCGCAGCGGCTGCAGCCAGGCCTCCGTGAACAGGCCGAGCGCGACCCGGTTCCACCAGCCGCCGAGGTCCGCTTCACCCTCGGCCGGCGTGAAGGGCCCGAGCACCCTGCCGCCGTCCCCGACCGCGTAGACCTCCACGCCGTTCAGGTGGCCGGCGCCGGTGAAGGTCCGGGCGACGCCGCAGACCGTCCCGGCTGCGCCGGAGGCCTCCGTCAGCAGCCGGCCGTCCACGTAGTCCCCGCCCGCCAGCTTGAGCGTGAACGTGTCGTCGGCCGCGTCGGCGACGTCGAAGACCCTGCCGTTGAGCCAGGGCAGCTGCACGGAGGCCGCGATCCGGACGTGGTCCCCGTCCTCATACCCGTGGCCCGTCAGGGCCGCCGTGACGACGCCGGTGTCCGCGTCGATCGCCAGCGTGGCGATCGTCTGCGCAGCGCCGCCGTCGAAGGTCACGTAGCTGTCGAGGCCGTGATCGCCGTCGCGCGTGGGTTTCAGGTTCAGCGGGTCCAGCCGTTCGATGCAGCGGACCCCGTCCCGGTCCACCGACCACCAGAGCTGCTCGCCGCCGGTCCCCGGCATCGGCTCGATCCAGTCGATCGTTCCGCCGGTCTCCGTGATCTGCCAGGCGATCACGTCCTCGCGGAACATCTGCTCGTACGTCATGCCCAGCAGAACGCCGTCCGTCCGCAGGGCCCAGACCATCGGGACGATCCCCCGCTGAAAGCAGATCTGTTTGATCCCGGGCGCCGTCAGGGTTGGGCACTGGAACGTCAGGGGCGGGGCGACGAGCAGGTCCTGCTCCCAGTCGTAGGTGACCTTCATCGGCCGCAGGCGCGACACATCGACCAGGATCAGGGTCGAGTGCGCCCGCACGGGCCGGATCGGGGCCGACCCGAAATCGATCCGCCGCACGACGGTGGCGACGTTCGTCCGGCTCAACGCGCTGCTCGGGTCGGCGGCCTGCATCTGGAGGACGGCGGACGGCGTCCCCACGTACCAGCGGGTTTGCTCGGCGGAAATCCAGAGGAAGGGGTCGCCCTTGCCCGTCGTGAAGGTGAACGTCAGCGCATCACTCGGCGCTGCGCCCGTCCGCATCTGCGTATAGCCGTTGGACCGCGACAGCCAGATCGTCGTCGGGTCCGCGATCGTCGCCGCCGAGGCGAGCCGGTTCTCGATCAGGCCGCCGCAGCGGGGATAGCCGCGAAGCGGGCTCCAGGCCCCCTCCGCCCAGATCGTCGTCGGGTCCGTGGAGTACAGCGTCTGCATCACGGTCGCCTCCGCCTCGGTGGGCGTCTCTGGGTCGACGCCCGTGATCTCGACGGCCCCGATGTGGATGTGCGCGTCGACGATCAGGTTCAGATAGGCGGTCCCGCTGACCCAGTCGCTCATCGTCACCCGGTAGGAGGCGTTGTCCCCCTGTTCCAGCCCTTCGTCCGTGGCGGCCGCCAGGTAGACGTTCATGGGCTCCCAGGTCGCTTCGGCGTCGTAGCTCCGCTCCAGCGTCAGCGTCGCGTCGAAGGTCCCCGTGACGTCGAGTCTCCAGCTCGTCGCGAAGGCGACGGAGATCGAGCTGGAGGACCCGTCGAGGGTGAACTTCTTATAGAGCTTCGCGCTCGGGGCGCGATGGCCGATCATCCACCGGGCGCCGATGTGCCCGGGCAGGAACACGTCCGCCGTCGCCGTCAGCGTCACCGGGCCGGCGCCCCCGTCGGCCGCGATCGTGACGGCCGTCCCGTTGGCCTCCAGAAAGGGGCCCCAGGTGAACGGCGTCGGCTCCAGGACCCAGGCCGTCTCCGCCGAGTAGACCAGGCGGTAGGGCGGATGGTCCGGGTGCCAGAGGTAGAGCGTCCCGGCGTCGCAGAAGGGGACCAGCTCCGCGAGCTCCGTCGCCGCGTAGGGACTGTCGATCTCGTAGACCGCCTCGCCGTCGAGGACCTGGCCGTCGTTCGTGAAGAACCGGCAGTAGCCGTGCCCGAACTCGACCTGGTAGCTCAGGAGTTGATCGTACGTGACGCGAATGAGACGGGGCAGCAGCCCCCCGTCGCCGTCCTTGGTCGCCGCCAGGCCCATCAACCTCGACGGCGGCCGCGCGATCGCCGGGCCCTGCGGCAGGGCGATGAAGTTCGTCAGCCGGCGGCAGCCCCGGCCGTGGTTCAACGCCGTCGCCCGGGCCTCGACGAGATCGTCCACGAGCCCCGCGTCGAACGTCAGCATATCGATCTTCGCCGTCATTCGTCGAACATCTCCGTGAGGGTCCCCTGGGAGAGCGTCCGAACGCCCTGTCCGGCCGCGTCCGCCATCCGGACCACGGGCAGGAAGAACTGCTCCAGGTCCCGCCGCATCTGGTTCGCCAGCTCCGGATCCTGCCGCAAGGAGAGGGCGAGCTCGTACCCGAGGTTGAGGTACAGGCACCGGACCAGCCCCGCCGAGTATTTCGTCGCGTCCATTTCCAACGGCACGTAGCTGATGCAGGCGGGAGAGGCGTTCGTGTGGAGGGCCCGGCCGTAGACGAGGTACTTCCGCGAGGGATGGTCCATCCCGATCATCCGGACCCAGTCGGCGGGGAGGACGTAGGCGTAGGCGTAGCCGAACGGCGGCTCCTCCGTCGTGGCCGTCAGGACCGCCGGCTTCGCGACGCACTTCCACGGGAACGATTCCAGGACGGACTGCAGGAGGATCGGAAAGTAGAAGCGGCACCGCTGGGCCTCCGTGGAGCGCTCGGCGGCGTCGTCATAGTTGCCGATGCTCCCGGCCCCGACCAGGCCGAGCGCGGCGTTGCAGATCTGTGTCTTGCTCCAGTTCATGGCCGCCCCTTATCGTTTGCCGAGCAGGATCTCCAGAATCCGGCCCTCGCCCGGGATGATCTCATACTCGCTCGTCGCATCCGGCGTCACGAACCACGGGCTCAGGGTGCGGGCGATTTTGGAGGTCGCATCGTAGGCGATGACGTAGTTCGTCTGGCCCGCGCCCGTCCCGGTATGGATCGCGATCTTCGCCCCGATGAGCGTCTTGGAGGCGTTGCCCGTCCCGGCCGCGAGCGTGATGCTCGACCCTGCGCCGGCCTGGGCGGTGCCGGAGGCCAGGGGCGTCAGGCCCGTGCCCGCGCCCGTCGTCCAGGCTGCATCGCCTCGGTCCCGGATGTCCTCCAGCTGGTCCGTCGCGGCCGACCAGGTCGGGCCCTTGACGTCCGTCAGGTGCGTGACGATCGTCGTCTGGTTCGCGGCGGTGGCGCCGCCGGTCACGCTGCCCACCGAGCCGCTGAGGTTGCCGGTGATATCGCCCGTCAGGTCGAACGTCTGAGGCGAGCCCAGGCTGAATCCCGTCTTTTCGGAGACGGTGACGCTCGTCGCCGTCAGACATTGAGGAAGGGAGCTGGTGTCTTTGACGAACGCCGTGCCCTTGACGTCCGTCAGATGGTTGATGATCGTCGTCTGGTTCGCCGCCGTCGCGTCGCCGCCGGTGCCCGACGGGGCCTGCTCCAGCGCGTTCTCGGTGAAGCGTCGGACCCCGCCGTCGTCTTCGGTCGTCTCCCAGACGTGGTCGATCTTCGAGCCGTCCGCCTCCAGGGTGGTCTTGACGTCGGCGGCGGCATGGCTCGACCGCGTCGTGATCGCCGCGTCGAGGTTCGCCAGGCGCGTATCGCCCAGGGCGGTCAGACCGGCCCCCGCGGTCCCGATCTCGGCGTAACTATCGCCCGTCTGCGCCGTATGGCCCGTGAGGGTCGTCACCGTCCCGATCGTGACGGCCGACTGATCGGCGGCCAGACTGTAACCGCTCTTGTCGCTGTTCGTCCCGACGGTGACGGTCCCGTTCGTCAGGCTGATTTGCCCGCTGCCCGTGCCTTCGGTAATGAGTCCGGCGGCCTTGGAGACATCGACAAGCCGGACGTTGAAGACCCCGTTCGGCTCGTTGAAGGCGGTCGCGTAGTCCGTGTTGTAGACGTTGTTGAGGTTGGTTACGGGCGTGGCCGAGCCGCCGAGTTGCGTCATGTTGGCTGCCGCGAGGCCGCTGGCGACGGTCATCGTCTCGCCCGCCGTGGCCTTCGCCCGGTAGATTTCGATGACCCGGGTCACCGGGGCCATGCTGGCCTGCGTGATGTGCAGGCACAGCTCGCCCGTATCGTCGCCGGCGGCGAGCGTCGTCATGCCCGCTTCGTCGATCAGCAGCTCGTAGACGCCCGGCATGTTCGTGCCATCCGTCTCATTCACCGTGGGGGTCGTCACGGCGACGGCCGCCGCGCCGTTGAGCGAGTAGTAGACCGTGAAGCTCGACAAGCCCGTCTCGCGGGTCTTGTAGTCGGTCGCATCGACCGCGACGAAGTAGACGTATTCGTCGGTCGTGCCGGAGACCATGCGATGGGCCGAAGCGGGGGCCAGCAGGCAGAGCAGGAACAGGATGGAGAGCGGTAGCCGTTTCATTCGTAAAGTCCTCCCGACAGGGTGTCCCCGTGCAGCACGGGATTGTTCAAGGTGGGTTTGAGCAGGCCGACGTAGGGGCCTTCCTCGCCGGCCCCGGCCAGGTCGAGGTTGTACAGGTCCCAGTGGACGTTGCCGGCGTTGTCGTTGCGGACGTTGTAGGCGTGGCAGTATTGAAAGGTCGTGTTCGTCGTGGCCAGATTGACCGTGCCCACGAGCGTGTCCTCGAAGCCGCCCGTCCAGACGGTCAGGGTCGCCGTCGTGCCGGAGCGCGAGAACCGGAAATAGTAGTTCGTCAGCTCGGTTGGAATTGAAATGTCATCTGAATTTGTTCCGGCCCCATCGTCCACGCTGTAGATGTTGGCGGCCTGATTGCCGGCGCTGGCCTCGCAGTGAACGCGGACCCAGAGGGAGTCCCCCGCATCGACGACGCCCGGCCAGTAGCCCGCCTCGTTGGCGGCGCCCATGAACCACGCGGTATAACTGGTCCAGCTTGCATCGGCCAGCCCGTACCATTGCCAGGAGAAGTCGCCGAACTGCCCGGCACCGTAACTCTTCGTGTGCGTGGCGCCCTGTTCCTCCTTCGCGGACGCCCCGGCCGGATTCACCAGCGACGTCGCTGTCACGTTCAGCTTGTTGTACTCGTCGACGTGGGTCCAGCCATCGGTGAAGTCCTCGTAGCCGGGGTCGTAAGTTTGGGCGCGAATCTGGTCGATCTCGGAGACGGTCAGCACGTCATCGAAGACGAGCACATCGTCGATGAGGCCATCCAAGGGGAAACTCTCCCCGTCACTTCTACAGCCGATTGACACGCCGGCGCTCCTCACGCTCAGTTCGTTGGTGAGGGAGCCGGTCTTGTCTGCGGCAAGCTGCTCCTGGGCCGTGTCATCCCAGATGCGGATGCGGTAATCGCGGGTGGAACCTTCGTGGGTAACGGTGACATGATACCACGTTTCCGCTGAGATAGCAGCATCGAATAAAACGGCATCCACACTCTCACCGTTGTTATAGCCGAAGAATCCATAGAATTTCGTCGTTCCTGCTGAATTGTAAGCGGCGACTGCCAGGCTGCGATTATCCCCTGTGTCGTCATATTTGCACCAAAGATCAGCCTCTTGGGAGGTCTCCGGCAAAGCGTCAAAGCGGATCCAGAAACATAGCGAGATGTCCTTCGTGGCATCGCCGCTCTTGAGAGGGAAGTCCGTGCTCAGGCTGGCATCGGCGATGGAAAGAGACTGGTCGATGCCGTCGAAGTTGGCGCTGGCCGAGCCTTCCTTGCACGTAGCGCTGCTGGGGGTGCTGTTGTTGTTGGTGAGGGTGTTGTCCTCGCCGCTCGAATCCGTGGTGATCGCCCCGGATTCCATGCGCCACCAGGCGCGGCAGGCCGGGTCATTCTGAGGATTGTAGGCCCCCAAGGACAGCGGATTCAGAAACAGCAGAATTGCGATGGAACAGAATGGTCTCACGATCCGCTCCTTATGACCAGGTGGTAGCTGGGGGCCGCCCCGGCCCCCCGTTCGACGGCCCCGATGTCCCAGGTCCCCGTCCGCGCATTGCCGTCGAGGTCCAGGTTGAAGTTGAAGCTGGGCCACGCCGTGGTGTCGAACAGGCCGGAAACGTCCGTGCCGGCGTCGTGAAGGTCCCCGTCCTCGACGGGCGTGTAGTCTTCGTTGCCCCAATCCACGATCAGGGACGGCTCGCTGTAGTTGACCGACTCCGTCCCGTCGAGGGTCCAGTGGTTGTCGCTCGTGAAGACGTTGTACGTATGGTCCGTCGAGGTGCAGTTCGAGCTGTCGATCACGTTGTTCTTGAAGACGGTCGTATCCCAACTGGAGGCCCAGCTCTTGAGGAAGTAATAGGTCCCCGGGCCCAGCATGGTGTTGTTGAAGACGCGGATGTAGCCGGTGCACCCACCGTTGTCCATGACGTAGTAGCTGCCCCAGGTCGCGTAGTCGAGGACGTTGTGGCAGATCGTGACGTTCTCACTGTAGCTCAGGGTCAGGCGGGGGACATCGACCACCTTGTTGCGGGCGATCAGGCACTTGTCCGCGCAGTATTGGACCGCGATCGCGTTGCTGTGCGGGCCCGTGCTGGAATAGATGGTGTTGTCGACGATCCGGCTGCGGTCGCCGCCCAGGGCGCAGATGCAGGAGCCCGAGTAATGCCCGATCGTGTTGTTCGTCCACACGCTGTCACTGGCCGTCCCGACGAGCCCCCGGGTCTGCCCCCGGCCCCAGGTGAGCGTGTTGTTGTGGAAGGTGGCGTTGCTGCCGGTGAGGTAACAATGATTGCAGGCGACGCCGTTGACGCCGGCGCACTGCGTGACCGTGCAGTTTTGCATCGTGATGAAGCTGCCGGTGGCCACGATCGCGTTGCCGTAGCCTCGCCGAATGGTCAGGCCATCCAGCACGATGTAGCTGTAGGAGTAGGGGTAGACCTGGTACGTGCGGACGGAGGCGGTCACCGTACCGTCGGCCGCGGCCGTCAGGTCCGTCTCGTCCCAAGGCCACACGACGCAGGTGCGGTCGGCCCCAATCACATACTCGCCTTCGTCGTCGAAGATGTAATCGCTGGGGGAATTGAACAGGACGTAGATGTAATAGCCGCCGGTCGTCTTTTCCGGATTGCCCAGGTCCTCGAATGTGATCGTATCCGTCTCGCTGTTGAAGGCCGTAATGAGGCCCTGGCCGACGGTGTTGCTGGTCGTTCGCGTGGCGACGTAGCCGCCGACGAGGGCCGCGCCGCCGTAGGCCGGCAGGTTGGCGTCGGTCAGCGTCGTGCTCGTGACGTCGACGCGGCGGTGGTGCCAGTTTTCCTCGTTGTAGTAGTACCAGCGGTCCGCCGGCTCGCAGTCCTGGGCGAGGTTCAGGTAGGCATCCCCTTGGTAGAGATTGCTGTTCATTTCCGGGCCGGCCGGCAGGGTGCAGTAGTACATATTGGCCCAGTTCTCGTTGCCGAGCGCATCGCCGGCGTTGGCGCAGGCGGTCCAGGCGGAGGCGGGAACCGGGTAGGAGCCGTCGATGATCGGGGTCTCGGCCTCGTACCGGGTGAGGGTCAGCGGACTGCCGGCGGACCCGCCCTTGCCGAACGTGGCCGACTCAAAGTAGGTCCCGCCCCGAACGTAGACGGTCGAGCCCGCGCCGACCCGCCAGAAATTGACGGAGTAATTGATCGTCTTGAAGGGTCCGTGGTCGAGACCGCCGGAGTGGTCGAGGGTGAGGCCGTCGTAGCTGTTGTCGCCGTTGGTCCCATCCACGTAGAAGCTGGTCGTCTGCGCGGGCGCGCGGTTCATATCGAAGGCGACGACGTCCCAGGTGATGTTCCGGGCCGTGTCGCTCTTGGCGTTCCAAACGTGCAGGTAGCGAAGGGTTGTGGAGATGCAGGTCATGGCGATCGGCGAGCCGTTGATATGCTGCGTCCGGCCGGCGTCGCTGTAGAAGGCGGCGGTCAGCGTCGTGCCCGATCGGGAGAAGGTGGCGTAATAGTCCGTCCCGGTGGAGACCGTGAAGGAATCGCCGGACTCCGAGGCGCTGCCTCCCGTGACGCTGAGCAGCGTCACCGTATTGACGGCCGGTGCGTTCGTGGCGATCTTCAGCCAGACGGAGTCGCCGTCGTCGGCGTCCGGCCAGAAGCCGTCGGCGTCGCTGACGCCCATCCGCCACTCGCCGTACGTCGAGAAGCTCGACTCATGATCGCCCGTGAACCGGAACTCGAAGTCGGCGAAGTACGTTGCCCCGAAGTCGCCGACCAGCCGGGCCCCGGGGTCCTCCTTGACCGTGGTGGAAACGGCCGTTCCGCCGGTCCCGATGGAGAGCATATTGCCGCTGTCCGTCTCCGTCCACAGGCTCGTGCGCGTGAAGTCCTCGTACCCGCCCCAGGCCCCCAGGGGCCCGGCCAGGAGCAAGACCAGCAGCAGACCGGCGAATCCTTTCATGCTTGGGCCCGTCAATAATAAGCGGCTTCGATCCGGACGGTCAGGTCCGTGTCCTCATCCGTACGGTAGAAGGCAATGTACCGGACGCCCTTGACGTCCGCCTCGTACTCCGCGACCCACTCCGCCTCGGTCGGCGCGGTGCGGCCGGCGTGGAGGGAATACTCCGTGGTGGCGATCGTGTCGCAGTAGACGTTCGCGTCCGTGATCGTCTGGACCTGCGTGCCCCCGACGATCTCCCACTGCCAGGCGAGCGTGAAATCGTCCATCGCATCGCCCGGATGGACGCCGGTCCGGGCCGTCATCGCCCGGACCGTGGCGACGTCCGCGTCCGCATCGATCCCAAACCGCCAGCGGGCCCAGTTCGCGCCTGTGGGCACCTCCCAGATCGCGCAGTTGGCGTCGGGCAGCGCGGCGATGGCCGCGTAGCCCCGTTTGTTGACGGCCGGGTCCCCATGGCAGGCCGACAGCTCCGCGATGCAGAGGTAGGCGCCCTGGAACGTGGTCGCCTGGGTCGGCGTGATCCGGGTCCGGTCGTAGCCGATCTCCTGGGGGGCGAGCAGCAGCGGGACCGCCGCGCCGATCACGACCGCCGCCAGGAGGGTCAGAGGTTTCGGTCTCATCGAGAGCTCCTTTCCGGTTCTGTAAATCGGGCCGGGGCCGTATTAGGCCGGCCCCGGCCGCACCACAAGCACCACAGGAGAGACTTGCCCGTCCCTGTCAGCCGCAGAGGGCGTAGATCGTCGTGATGTCGAACCTCGTGTCGCCGGTGATGTTCGCCCCGCCCGTCTTGAGGACGACGTCGGTATCGTTCGGGCAGATATAGCCGACCCCGACCGTGCCGGCCGTCCAGACGCCGGCGGCCGTGATCGTATAGTCGCCCTGGCGGGGCAGGAGGACCTGCACGCCGGCCGCGGCCATGGACGTAATGCCGCCGGCCACGATCCAGCGATCGTCGTCGCCGCCGACGTCGTTCAGACCGCTGTCGCCGATCTGTCCCGTCACCGCCCCGGTCATCGCCGCATGGACGAGCAGCCAGGCGAGCGGCATGGCCCCCTTCGGCAGCCGGGCGATCTTGATCGTCGAGCCCGACTCCAGGGCCTTGGCCATGTAGGCCATCTGGGCGCAGATCTTCGCCTCCATGAATTGCTGGGGGATCAGGTTGGGCATGATCCCGTTCACGCGGACCGTCACGATGGTCGCGACCACATTTTCCGCTCCCATTGATACACTCCTTTCAGAAGAGACATCCTGAATTCCAAACCCCAAGGCCCCCGAAACCGCCGGTCCCGGTCAGAGCGTCTTGAGGAAGATCTCCACGACGCCCGGGCCCTTGAGCCGGGTCGCGCCGCAGAACTGTTTCGCGTAGAACTGCCGCATCATCCGCTTGTCGACCCGCGTATCGACGCGGAGGGTCGTGTTGAACTTGCCTTCCCCGGTCGCGCAGATGACGGCGTCCCGCTGGTAGGCGTAGCACGCGATCGCCTCGGTGTCGATGACCGACGCGGTGAACATGCTGTCGGCCAGGATGATGAACTCGAAGGTCAGCAGCTTGGTCACCTTGCCGTCCTTGATATCGCGGACGGTCCGGTACTCCTCGGACCCGTACGTCGTGTCCTTGAGGAGCTGGTTGAGGTTCTGCTCGTTGCAGATGAAGACGCGCCCCTCTTCCGGCACGAAGGCGTTGCCGAGCAGCTTCTTGCAGGTGAGCAGCTTGTCGATCGACAGGTACCCGGCTTCCGTGTTGGACTCTTCCGAGCCCGCCGTGACGAGGGTGCCGTCCGAGTTGACGATCCGGCACTCGCCCGCGTCGTAGTTGTTGACGGTCGTGGCGCCCTCTTCGCCGCTGTAGGCGGGCCCGCCGAGCGCGGTCAGGATCTTGCGGTCCGTCCTGCGCCCCGTGGCGGCCTGGAGGGTCTGCATGTACTGGCCGCCCGGATCGGCGACCATGTTGATCTCGTCCTCCTCGTCGAGCGGCAGGCCCTTGTCGGCCCCCGTGATCTGGAGGCGCCGCCTCATGTGCTCGGGATCTTCGAGCGGCGTGTCGCCGTGACGGGTGTTGATCTCTTCGAGCTCCGTCGCGCCGATGTAGTTGTAGTATTTGGATTTGGCCGCCTGGGTGGCGGTCCGGGCGGTGCGGAAGAGCTTCGATTCCCGCTGTTGATACGCGATCTCAAAGCTCCGCACGTACTCCTGGAAGTAGACGGTGTTCGGTTCGCCGGCCATGATGGACCCAGCCTTTCCAAAGGTGTGACGATGGAATCGCTGGGTCCCCCGCCCCGAGGGGCGGACCCATCCACTGCCGCTTCACGCCCGGTCGGCGGCCTGCTTTCGGCGTGCACCGGACCCGCCCGCCGGCGAACGACGCCGGCCGGGTCCCCCGGAGGACTATGCCCGTGTCAAAGAGCGAATCCGATTCTATCCGAACTCCTCCGATCCGTCCAGAAAAAAAGACGGATCAATTCAAGTCGAGCCCCCGCTTGATGACGCCCTTGACCACGGAGAGCTCCATGTCGTAGGCCTCGGCCGTCTGCACGATGGCCGCCGCCGGCTCCAGCGTCCCACGCGGTCCAACGGCTATACGCAGAAAACAGGCCATGTAATAGTCCAAGATCTCTTTGTCCGGCTTCTTCCGCTCTTTCGGGTCGCCGAAGGCCTGGGCCTCCAGGTGCTTGCGCAACTGCCGCATTCGATGCTGCCAGTCTCTGAAGTCCCCCGGGTCTGGGGCGAGGATTTCGATGATTTCCCTCACGGCTTGTTCCATGTTCATGGTGGATTGCTTTCTCTCTGTGGTTGAAGGTTGCCGCTCAGGCCGCCCCGGCCTTCGCCCGGGCGACTCCGGCTGAGCGCCGGCGACGGTGGTCGCCGAGGGCGGCGGAGGGGATGGCGACTCCAGGCCCTCCAGGTCGATGCGGTCGCCGAGCCGGTCGATCCGCTCAAGCAGTCGGTCGGGAAAGCTCTCATTGCGCTTCGCCTGTTTGGCTGTCTGCCCCGCGATGTGCAGCAGTTCTCGAATGGCCTCTTCCATCTTCATGGTTGTTTCCTTTCTCTCAGTGCTTGTGGGTTGCGGGATCAGGCCGCCCCGGCTTTCGCCCGGGCGACGAGGCCGAGCAGCTCCGTGTGGCGTTTCACGGCCTCTTTGTGGCCGGGGTCGGACTCCCGGTAGAGCGGCCCGTTCGGATCGTTTTCGAGCTTCCTGATCTCCGTCTCGGCCGCGGCGGCGACGTCGGTCGGGACGATCGTGTCGAGGTCGGGCTCCGCCTCGGCCAGGCGGGCGGCGATGCCGTGGAGCCACTGGAGGGCGTGCGGATCGTCGAGGAGGCCGAGCGCGTCGATGGCGGCCCGGTCCGCCGGCGCGACGGTGCTCTGCAAGAGGCCCTGGACCAGCGCCTTGTTGGCCGCGAAGATGTGCCCCGGCCAGGTCTGGGCGAGCGTCTGCATCCGGGTCGCCCGCGCGGTCGTCTCCGCGTCCCGCCCCGCCTTCAGGGTGTTCGCCACGAGCTGGTTGTACCCGGTCATCAGGGCCCCGAACTGCCGGTCGCTGAGGCCGGCGGTATGGGCGATCTTCTGGACCTCGGCGATGAACTCCGGCGGGGCCGCGTCCTTGGCGTCCAGGCCGGCCGCCGCCAGGGTCGGCAGGGTGTACGCGGCCGGGTCGGCGGGCCGTCCCAGTCGATCGTAGACGGTATTCCAGGCCGCGTCATCCGCCCCCTCGGGAGGCACGGGCACGACGTGGGCGCCCCGCATCTTCTCCAGGCTCGCCCAGTTCGTCAACGTATCCGTGAAGGATTTGTGGGTCGCGAGCTGGGCGTTGTTGCGGCATTCCTCCGGCACCGCAGAATGGGTCAACCAACCCTCCGCGTACGTGCCGTCCGGATTGACGATCGCGGCTGGTCCCGGCGGTGGTGTGGGTGTCGGTGTGGGTGTCGGCGTCGGCGTCGGGGTCGGTACCGGGGTCGGTGCCGGGGTCGGTGCTGGTGTTGGTGCTGGTGTTTGTGCTGGTGTTTGTGGTTGCATGGGTCAGGCTCCTGTTGCTTTTCGGTGTTCGATCTTCGGTCTTGGCTCTTCTTACGGCCGGCCCAGCGCCTCGCGGGCCCGGCGGATGTCGGCGCAGGTGATGTTACCCGCCACGCCCCCGCGATTGAGGGCATACAGGACCTGGCCGTCCGGTTTCGTCGCGTCGTCCGGCAGGATCGCGAAGGGGGCGAGCGCCCGGCGCAGCTCCTCGACACGCGGCTGGATCGCCTTCAGATCGGCGAGCACCTCGTCGTACGGCCGCCGGCCGCCGGCGCCCTTCTCTTTCGGGTCCACGGTGTCCTGGGGCGCGGCCTTCGGGCCGACGGCGGCCGTCGGGCCGTCCGGAACGATCGGCTCGTCCAGGGTGGATTTGTCAGGGTCTTTCGGCATTGCCATGTTCGGGTCCTTTTGGATAGAGAAAGTCGTCCTTGACGGGACCGGTCCACATCGGATCGACCCCGTGTTTCATTGGCAGGCCGGAAGGCGCCTGCATCATCGCCACGAGCTCCGCGTAGGGCATCGTGAGGAAGTTGACGATCGCGTTGACCGGGTCCTGGCGGCCCAGCAGAAACGCCGTCGTGTCGGGCTCGCCCGGGACGAGCACAGCGCGGCCGTGCTGCACGTAGCGCCGCAGCCAGGCGAGGACGAACTGCCCGTCCTCCCCGGCGAAGAGCCGGCCGATCGCGGCCTGCAGTTGGATCCTCGGGTCCGCGGACGAATCGGCGAGGTCCTGCTCCGCCTCCCGCAGATCGCGCTCCGTCAGCTCGGGCTGCATCATCAAGCCACCTCCGCCAGGATGCTGTTCGGCGCCGCCGGCCGGCCCAGCTTCTCGGCCGTCTCGGCCGCGAGCTTCGCCTGCTCCAGCGCCTGCTGCTCCGCGGCTTTGCGGGCCCGCCACCGGCGGATCGCGTCACGCTCCGTCACCGACCGCTTCCATCGCTCCGGCACGGCCATGTTGTCCCCGATCCCCCGGCTCATCTCATCGAGCGTGTAGTTGTCCCAGACGGTCCGGTCCACCTCGGCCAGCCGCGAGTTCATCACCCACAGGTCGCTCATCGACTGGAGCTCGGCGTACTTGATGGCGAGGGCGAGCGGGCTGATCAGCTCCAGCTGGTACTCGTACTCGGGCAGCGCCTGCCCGCCGTACCGCCAGCCTCGAATCCCCAGCTCCCACTCCGTGAGCAGCTCCAGGCACAGGCGGATCAGCGGGGCGAACAGCTCCGCCCGCAGCCGCCCGAAGACGGGGATCGCGATGTCGAAGGACTTCTCCAGGACCGTCACGACCTCCTTCGCCGTCCGCTGCTTCTTGTCCGCGAGCATCCGGAAGACCTCGGCCATGTAGGCCTGCGCGATCTGCATCCCATAATACTCGAAGACGAACTGGGCGATCCGGTGATCCGTCTTCAGTTCCAGGTATTCGGGCTTGACGCGGTCCGTGGCGCCCATCCTCGCCAGGATCAGCGAGCCCGGGGAGCGGTCGAGCGGATGAAAGCTCCCGTCGTCCGGCGCGATGGTCGGCGGGTCCATCGCCTTGGCCGCGTATCTCAGGACGATTTCGCTCGCCTTGTCGAGGCAGCGGATCGGTCCGTAGGCCATATCCGTCGGCCCCAGGCCCCAGCGCATCCCGGTCGGCCGCCAGAATCGCGAGACCACGTACCGCAGCCGCCGCGTGCCGCCCATCTGCAGGAGCCGGTTCGTGCCCTCCTCGACCCAGAGGCTCTCGTAGGGATAGCCCCGCGAGACGATGCCGGAGGGCTCCCAGCGCTCGTTGGGCCGGCAGATGTTGACGTAGTCCTTCGTCGCCGTGTAGGCGGCGGGGTCCAGCCGGCGAAGCTGGTCGGCGAGCTCGGGATCGATCTTCTGCAGGCCCCATTTCTTCGCGGCCTGGGCCGCCGACAGTCGGCGCTCCAGGAAGATCGTGTTGGGCCTCTGCTGCTCGTCCGTGTCGAAGACGTACTCCTCCAGCGGCCGCGTGCTCAAGCAGAAGGGGTTCTCCTCGCTCCGCTTGACGCCGACGCAGCAGGTCCCCATGGCGAGGTCCTCATAGGCGTTGTGGATCTCCGTCTCCCAGTTCGTCGTCGCGAACGCCTGATGGAGGCGCTCCGTCCGCTCCGCGAGGGACCGGCCGTAGGCCCGGTCCCGCTCCAGCGCCGAGCCGACCGCCGGGGCCAGGATGAACCAGTGCCGGTTCGGCGGGGACATATGCGTGTAGAGGTTCGCCGCGAACTGCGTCGCGGCCAGCATCCCGGTGCAGTCGTACTTCTCGCGGTAGGCGTTCGACGACGGCGTCAGGGGCGAGTCCATCGTCGCCTTGTGGGGGATCGTGTACTCCGCGCGTTTCTGCCAGTAGGTCAGACGCTGCGCCTTTTCCGCCTTCAGCGCGCCGTGCTGCGCCATGAGTTGTCGGATCGCTTCGGCTCGGTCCATCGTCGGAGAAATCCTAAATCCTAAATCCTAAATCCTAAATCCTACTACCTTCCCACCAGGGCCGGCATCCGGGACATCCACTGGGCCGCCGACTGCCAGAGGTTTCCGTAGGGCCGGCTGCTCGACATCGAGCTCGGCGTCTGCCGCCGGCCCATGTAGATCATCGGGTCCAGCAGGCTCGGCGGCATGGGGCTCGTATCGTTCGACCAGCTCACGCGCTCAGCCTGCCCGAAGTGCCAGGGTGAGCCGGTCCGGCCCCCGGGGCCCCCCGGCATCATGTGTCCCCCCGACTGCTGCCAGGCCCAGGGGGTTGCATAGGGACTCGCCATTGTGATCGTCTCCTTTACGCCCGGTCCGCGAAGAGCGGCCAGTGCGAGCGCTGGACGGCTTCACGTTTCGGGGGCCGCCAGCCGCAGAAGGTCATTCGCTCCCGTTCCTCAAGCGAGCACTCGCCGGCGACGTCGTTCCAGTCGCGGCACCCGCGGCACGCCGCCGGGTTGTGGTCGCCGCCGCCCGCGGCCGGACCGGCGTCGTCAGCGCCCGCC